TTCAACTGACGATATGCGCCACGACTAAACACACCACCTCTAGGGTCAATTTCAACATTGTTCATGTCAGGTGATTCAAAAGTGGACAACTGAAATTGGTCTGCACGAAAGTTCAGACCACCAGTAAAATCGCTCACCTCTGTAATGTTTAAACCAGCCATTATTGATTAATTTTCAAACCCTGACCCATGCGAGTCATCCAACCATTAAAAGTAGGACGACCAGCGGTATAACCAGCAGACAACACCAAATGCGCATGACTGTTAGGGGTCTTAATGTTTTTGACAGCCAAAGCAACACCCTCATCAAAAGAACGCTTATACACATCAGCCATAGCGACATCTTCAAGCCGTTGATAAACACGACTGCAAGCATAATAAACTAAAGCAAAATGCAAATTAGGACTAGCATCCACATTGCCACCAGTTGTAACCCAATCAATAGGTTCACGATAACCACGAACAATTAAAGTACGAACATCGTTCGGCTTTGGATACAAATGAATTTTGCCTTCCCAAATAGTGTAAAACAAAGGGTCGCTACTAGTGTCATACGAACCGATATAAGTGTTCTCAGCCTCATCATGCGAAACCATATCCAAACGAGAACCAACACCAGTATTGTCCACAATGGAAACAATTTGCGCCATAGGGTCAGCAGTAAAAGCATCAATACTGTATGCACGCTGGTCGGCAACAGTGTTAAAAGTAAAAGTTTTTGCAAGAAAATCCCAACGCTTCTCAATATCCAAAATACGGTAATAGCCGTCACGAATATAAAGATTTAGCAAAGCATCAGGTAAATCGGTAGCATCCAAATCAGTGATGTCCCGTACTGCTTGACGCAACGAAGTTGCGTTCATTTGAGCGTATGCCACTTAGTCCCCTTTCTGCTTATTATGTTGCCTTAAATGACCTGCACACAGTTCTTGTCCACGCACCTTATTAGCCCCACAGGAATCATCGTTAGCCGTACATTTGTCGCCACGACCAATGTACGGTCCACTAGGTGCAGCCAATCTAGACCCCGTTTGGACAATAGCCAAACGGGAACCAGTTTGAGGTTCCCCATAAAGGGTGTGAGCAGGGACAGAGTTCTTAATCATATACAAATAGCGTATATGTTCCTTGAATTACTGGTCTTGACCGCCGCTAAGAATACGCAACAAATTCTTAATATCATTAGGCAAAATGCCGCCAACAACCTTAGCCCCAGTAGCCCCAGTCTTTTTAAGACGCTTACCGACCTTACCTAAACCCATAGGAGCAATACCCAAAATAGCCATCAAAGCATCCTCAGGTTTACCCTTTTCGGAAAACTTGGCAACATCCTTAATACCAAAAAAGTCAGCAACATTGCTTTTAGCAGCAGCCTCACCAGCCAACCCAAGTTGACCTAACAACTTACGGGTATTATCGTTTAAACCTGCAGCACCAAACTGATTAGCCATACCACCCTGAGTGGTGCGTGGCACATCCATTTCGGATGCCTGTTTACCTAAAGCCAACGACTCAGCACCGACAAGATTGTTTAACAAAAACTTTGTTAAATCATCCCGAGAAATGCCAGCAGCCTTCTTTTTCGGCTTAACCATAGCCATAACTAACTGCGTGGCTTCTTAGGACCCTTAGGTGCAGAAGCAGTACCAGTCTTTTTAGGATTCTTCGGACCTTTACCAGCACCACCAGCAGCAGGCTTCGGCTTAGCAGCCTTACGAGCGTTAGCAGCCTTCTTCTGTCTAGCCTTCACAGCGTTCGGGTTGTTCCGTCCACCAGCAGCCTTACGGGCTTTAGCAATATCATCACGCTTAGCAGCCTGCATTAACGATTGGCGAACATCTGCCTGTTCTTTTTTACCAATGTTTTGCGACTTGGCTTTAAGTCCACGCTGACGGGCTTGCTCACGAAGTCTTGCAGAAACGCTCTTTGCTTGCTGTTCGTCAGCAACTGAATAATCAAATTTTCCAATTCGTGAATCCCATTCCTTAATGTTGCGTTGTAAACCCCGTGAATTACGAGCAGCATCCGACATGTAAGTATTCTGAATACCCCTAAGTCTATCAATTTCCTTCTTTGCAGCAGGAGTACCCCGTTTGACTAATCGTGCAATTTGCTTGCCAATATCATCAACAATGCCCTTAGGTTTCATAGAAGCCATGACTAGTAGTCGCCCTTCATTTCACGCATAACATACTCTTTATAATTCTTGGTCAAACCACCCTTAGCATTATAAGGATTCTTTTTATAGTTCTTATCAGGAACATCCTTCAACGCTTTTTTGATAGGTTTCTTAGCCTTTTTGATTCCAGCCTTAACTAGTGGTTCAATGATGTCATCCAAACCACGGGTATGACCGATACGGGCTTCTATAGCAGGTTTACGCATTATCGTCCCTTTTGTTTCTTTGTTAGACCAAGAGCATACGAAGAAGGAGCCTTCTTCTTGCCCAACATTTTAATTGCCTGACCAGTTTTACGCTTGCTATCAGCAGTAGTAGAATTAGACATTTTCTTTCTATCAGCAGCAGTAGCCTTACGCTTAGCAACCTTTTCCATAGCAATACTTTGCGCTTGCGCAGTCATACGCTTAGATTGTGCTTTAACTCCACGGGGCTTTCTGCGAGCAGGTCCGAGTGGACGCATAGGACTCATTTCCTTCTTAGGTGGTTCTCCGTCACGCCGTCTTGGTGCAGGTCCAAGTGGACGCATGCCATTACCCCTCCTAGAAGGTTTTATATCTGAGAAAAAAATGCCAGCCTCACGGCGTTTACGCTCACTAACAGGCACAGCATCAGTTGGTCCACCATAGGTACGACCAAAATCACGATAAGTTGCTTGGTCCTCAGAATATTTAGTCTTAGACTTGCCACCCATAACCTTATACAATTTTTCATCGTTTTTGCTCCAAGAATCCTTCTTGGGGTAACGACTTCTAAGAGTTTTTTTTGGTAGTGGGTTTCGTTCCCGTGCCATGTTAGTAAACACCCTTAACAGACTTCTTAGACTTCTTGGACTTACCCGACTTAGCCGACTTCGGCGGATAGTTAGATGTAACTGTCCCTGCTTTCGGTTTAGCGTCAGCATGACTGGACAAAATGCTATATTTAACTGGCATAAATACTCCTAAATATAAATAATGGTGGGAGGTTTCTGCCTCCCACCATTATGATAAATGTTCCCCAAAAAGGAAACTATGCTCGGTAGATGCTTACCGTGTTCGCTGCAGTAAACACTGCAATATACGATGCCGATGATGCTGCTGCAACCGAGAAGGTTGCTGCTACACCAACAAGTGTTACACCCGAAGCACCAGCAGTTACCACGATTGGGTGGGTTGCTGCTGCGGCGTTGACAACGGTGAAACGGAAACTTGAACCGACACCCTCATCTGTGAACGCTGCACCAAGTTCCGCACCAGTTGGTGTGGTCAAGGTACGGCTTGCCGTTGGGGTCATCGTGTACAGTGTAGTTCCTGCACCAGCAAGAGTTGCTGCTGCTTGTACGGTTGCTGCGTCAGTTGCTGCAACTACCGATACCAACTCTTCCTTGGCTGCCCAAGCGGCGAGTCGTGTACGGTCAATTGCACCATTGTCGTTTGATTTTAGTGGCATTTTTTTCTCCTAAATTTTAAAGTTTTTTTTTTAATAAGTTGGAAATGGGGGCTTGCGCCCCCATCGCCATAATCGGTTAACTTACGCCGTCTTGGCGGTCAACTTACCTTGCTTCGCAGCGTTGCGACAGGTCAAGTTGCCGTAGCACATGATGAGTGCGTAACGAGCATCCAAGTCCTCAGGACGAACAAAAGCGGTCTGTTCAAACCACTTGCCTGAGTGACCAACCAAGGTCAGGTACTTGCTGTTCAAGAAGTACACAATACCAGCGGTGCAATGCTCATCGTAAACAACAGGAGCAGCCTTGAACAACAGGTTTTGGAAACCAGCATCTGCTGTCTTGGTGTCGGTGTAACGAAGTTGTGGCTGCAAAAGAGCCTCATACTTTTCAAACAAAGTCTGAGTTGTCAGAACCATGTCAGGGTGGTCGTTACCAACAGAAACGCTGTTGTAAGCGGTGGACATTTGAGCAAGAGTCAACGCTGTTGCGGTGTTCTCCTCGTATGAACGCCAGTACTCGTTACCAGTCGTTGCACGGTTAATGCCGCCAACAGTTCCCGAAGCCTCAACCAAGTTGCCAAGACCGTTCCAGTCCTTGCCACTGTTGCCAGTTCCGTCTGCGAAGAACATTTGGTTGAAACCTTCACGCATGGACTCTTCAGCCTGCATGATTTTGGCTTCCAACAGGTTAATGATTTCCTGTTCACCGTTGTTCTTGGCTTCTTCAATACCGCTGATTGCGATAGAAGCAGCGTACTGCTTCCAATCGTATTCAGCAGCCGTGATGCCAGCCTGTGCTGTCAAAGCGATTGAATCGTAGCCACTGTACGAACCAACAGTTGCGTTGGTGCCGTAGATGAGTGGTTCAACAATTTTGGTTCCACCGTTAAGCATGCGCATGCGACCCTTGTCCTGAAGGAAGTAGGTCAACGGGCGAGCCGTAAAGATGTTGTCCGTGAGTTGGTCACGGTAATTTGCGAGCGTTGTTGACAACAGCGCATCAAAGTTTGCGTTAGACATTATATTCTCCTAAAAGAAAGTTAGTTGGTTTATACTGCGCCCATAGAGCGTTTGGCGGCTTCCCAAGCCTCACGCACACTAGTGATGGGTTCGTAAGTTTCGCTAGTGGTTGACGCTGTAGCGGATGAACCACCCGATACAACACTGGCTTGCCGTTTTGCTTCAACAA